CGCAGGGCCTGCAGAACGGCTTGGCTTTGTTGGATGGCTGGGTTCATGCCGACTCCTTGGTTGTGGTTGCGTTTATTCGTCAGCAGCCTGACCGCCTGGTGGGTGCCGGTGGGCCCAGGGGAGGGTGCTGACGAATAAAGGCAGTCCGTAAAAAAGCCCGGTAGGGACCGGGCTTTTTGTTGCGTCACATAGACCTCCCTATGTCACGCAGGGGTGGCGGTCGAGCGCCTCGGTTTGAAGTTCACATGGCTGCAAATCCTCCGTTGTTCGCTCACTGGGTTGGCAGTGGCCACCGTTCTCTAGGGTTGCTGCATGCAGGTGTCCAGCGTCTGCTGGGTTGGCGTCCGCATCCCAAAGCCCACTCATCGAATGGGCAGAGGTGATGCTTTCGTTTATCCCGCGACAAGCTCGTACCCACCCTGGCCATAACTTCTCGTCAGTACCTCGTTGATCTTTTCCAGCGAGTAGGCGATTCCTGAATGGCCGCGAGGGCCTTTGTAGATGTACATTCCGTCTTTCAATTGGTATGTGAATTTCATAGGGGATATCCATGACATGGAAAATTGAGCCTAGCTTTGGGGTTGAAGCGTTCGTAACCGCCGACTTCAGGATTGGCCTGAAGCAGGAGCAGCCAGGTACTGACCAAACGTTGATATTTAGTCGAGATGAGATACCTGGGCTGATTGAAATTCTGAAATCAGTTTCGAAAGAGGCTGATGAGCTTTACGAGCAAGAAGCCGTAAACGAGTAGTTTTAGGGCCTCGGGCAGTTAACGACAGGTTGTCGTGGCGCTGGTTGTTCAGTTAGGCAATCAGGCTTGGCCGTTCCGCCTGGCGCAGCACCCTCACCTGGGCGGTGCGTCGCTCCGGCGCTCGGCGATCACGTCGCATTGCGTCATCGCCGATCATTGCGTGCATGGCGATCAGAGCCGCCAGGGCGAAGCACATGGGGGAGATGATCTGCCGGCGCATAGCCTCGGCAACCGCGGCGGTCTGACGAGTCACGCCGAGCTTGAACATTGCGCAGGACAGGCGCTTGGCCACGGTGCAGGCTGCCACGTCGAACTGGCGGGCGATTTCTTTGGCTGTCATGCCCTGGGCAGTGCCCAGCAGGTACTGCACTTCTTTCGGCGCAAGGCCTCGTCCGAGATGACCCTTCCATGCGCCGCTGACGATTGTTGCTTCCATCAATGTGACTCCCGGTTGGTTTCCCGTCTGGCCCTGTCACCAAGGCCAGCCAGTGAAATCTTCCGTTCTGTTTAAAGAGCTTGGTCCAGTCGGTCCCGTTTTCAGGGGCTGGGAGATCACTTCGCTGATCCCGTGCTATCTGGCGGCTTCACCAGTCGTTTGATAACCTAAGTTATGAGCCAAATAATAACTCAGGTTGGTAGCATGTCAATAACCTAAGTTATTAAATTTTTGATGGGCGAAAAAAAACCTGCTCGGCGGCAGGCTTTTTCAATGGTTGGATCTATCGGAAAACTGACTTTGCAAGCTTCCCATCAATAACGGTACCAACAACCTCCCACGTGTCGTCCATTGGGGTTGTGGGGAATGAAGGGTTTAAGGGCTTCAGGTAATAGCGGCCGGAGTCACGAATAAACTGCTTGAAGGTAGCCTCATCCGTGTCGATCATTCGAGCTACGACGTACTGTCCGTTCTCAGGCTCAATGTCGGGCGCCACAAGAATAACCATCCCTTCCTGAAACACCGGTGTCATCGACGGCCCGACCACCCTAAGCCAGAACCCATTATCACCGGCCCAAGCCTCTGAAGCGTGCCTCTCACAATCCGCCAGATTCAGCTCCTGCACAGACTCCTTAGCAGCTCCCGCTTGCACCCAGCTTATCTCTGGATATTCGAATGAACGACGCGGCTGAGGCGCGAGACTGACGTTGGATTCAAAGCGATCGCTGGGCGCTTTTGAAGGTGAAACGCCACTCATCAGCCATTCGGCAGATACACCAAGCGCTCTCGCAATTTCAACGAGCTTCTTAGATGTCCTGTTTCTCCCGCTCTCCAGGTGCTGAATCGTCACCTGGCTCACGCCGGCTTTGTCAGCCAACTGCTGCTGGCTTAGCTCAAGCTTTAAACGCCGAGTGAGTATGCGGTCTTTCAACGTTTCGGTTCTGTTTTCCATGCGAGCAAGATTAAAACATGTGTTATTGCCCATCAAATAACATGTGTTGGTCATATTCATAACTTAGGTTATCATTCCTTCCACGACCCATTGAGGCACCTGACATGCCAAACAAAGAAAGACCAATCGACGAGGTGGTGAGACTGGCTGGCGGGCAGGCAGAACTTGCGCGCCGTTGTAGTACTAGCCAGCCACGTATCTGGCAGTGCGTTCATCGTAACAAGCGTGTCCCTGCCGACCTCGTTATCCCGTTCGAGCGGGCCGTGGGTGGGAAGGTGACTCGCTTTGATCTGAGGCCCGACCTCTATCCACGTGAAGAGCTCGCCGGTTGAGTTAATTCTCCGACAGCCGAGCGCACGCAGATAGAGATTCTGGATTAGCTGTTAATTCATCCAGTGCATAGGAAGGGAATAGAAATGGGGAATGGATTTTTGGTTGTTTGCGCGGTTCTTGGTGCCGGGGTCTTCGGCTTCGTCTCGGGACTCGTTACAGCGCGCCCAAGCAAGCATGGCCGCAACACCTTCCCATTCAATCATGTGAGCTTCGATCGCGCCGCGACCGACGATCAGCGCTTAAGGCTTCTTGATGAAGCCCGCGCCGCAGTCATCGACGGCAGGTTAAGCCAGGCCAATCAGCTTCAGGATTATCGCACCGCCGATAAGGCTAGCAAGCCAGGGGGCAGCTTTGAGAATTAATCCTTTCCGTCGCTCCCAGAAGTCCCGCAAGGGAGGTCGGTCGAATCCCATCATCAGAAACATGGGCTCGTCGTGGATGTATGGCTTCAGATCCCAGTGCTTTGCCTTCCAGCGCGCAAAGGCTTCCTTCAAACGTTTCATGTCCGGTCTCCGTGACCTTTTCGTGTGGAAGCAAAAAGCTACCACGGATGCGCCGGACACCCATAACGCCTGAATCGCAGGCACAAAAAAGCCGGGCTGCAACCCGGCTCTTTCAACAACTTGTAAAACACAGTGGGGCCATTATGAACACACTCGCTGCTCCAAGCAATACCGTAACGATGTCAAGCCGGGAAGTCGCTGATCTAACCGGGAAGCAGCATCACCATGTCGTGCGCGACATCAAGCACAACCTGGCAGAGCTGAACATCGATGCATCCAAATTTGGATGCATCTATCTCGACTCTTCCAACCGCAAGCAAACCGAATACCTGCTCCCGCCCGACCTCGTGATGACGTTACTGACCGGTTACAGCGTACCGCTTCGCCATCGTGTCGTGACACGCTTGCAGGAACTTGAAAACGTGTCGCGACACGTAGCCATCCCTCAATCACTTCCAGAAGCCCTGCGCCTTGCCGCCGATCTCGCCGACAAGAATGGCGAACTGCAGCGACTGATTTCAGATCAGGCCCCCAAGGTCGCTGCCATTAAACGGCTTGCCGCCGCCGGCGGGGCAATCTGCATCACGGACGCAGCCAAACAGCTTGGCTTGGCACCGTCTCGACTCTTCGCATGGCTAGAACAGCATCGCTGGATATTCCGCAGGCACGGCTGCAAGCGCTGGGTTGCATACCAGCCCCGCATAACCTCCGGACATATGACCCACAAGGTCACTGCGTTGAAACCTGACCCGGAGACCGGCATCGACCGTGCGGCGTTTGACCCAATGATCACCCCAAAGGGGCTGACACGCCTCGCTGAATTACTGCAGGAGGCCGCGTAATGGCCGGTGACTGGATCAAATTCGAACTCACTACCCTGGACAAGCCAGAGGTTTGCCAGATCGCTGACTTTGCGGACATCGACCCAGACGCTGTCGTCGGCAAGTTGATGCGCGTATGGGGCTGGTTCGACCAACAAACCGAAAACGGTAACGCCCCGAGCGTTAGCAAAAAGTTACTTGATCGCATGGTTGGCGTTATCGGTTTCTGCGAACACATGAAATCGGTTGCCTGGATGATCGAGATCGACGGCGTTATTAGCCTTCCACATTTCGACCGGCACAACGGGAAGACCGCTAAGAATCGGCTTCTCACGGCAAAGCGGGTTGCGAATCACAAGGCAAATAACGGTAAAGGTAACGCTGCCACCGTTAGCGGTGCGTTACCTAAAGAAGATGTAGAGAAGAATAAAGAACCTCTCTCTGCGCGTATGCCGATTGATCCTCGCATGCCCAGCGAAATGACGCTCGACTGGAAGCCAGACTCGAAAATCCTGAAGACCTATGCGCTGCACCAGGGCGTAGCGTTGGATTTGTTCACCGATGATGCCTTGAAAGCGTTCACCGGTTACTACGAGCCGAAGGGGCAGATCAATACCGAGGCCGAGTGGGTCAGCATGTTGGTCAAGTGGGTGCGCAACGACCTCAACAGAAACTCCAACGTCAAGCCGTTCGCACCACGCCAAGCGTCTCAAGACTTTGATGATGACGACACTGGCTGGAATGAGCAGGGGGTCTCCCAATGAAAAGCGTCGCGGTCGTAACGACTGGGCTCTGGGCGAAGGTGCAGTCGGGCCAGTACATCGAAAAGGAACAAACTCTGCCACAGGAGGTTCAGGCAGAACTTAACCGCGAAACTGCCGCCGTGATCAACGGCCTGTTCCGCCAGTTGCGCGCGATTTTTCCTGCCTGGAAGCAGGCTTGGCCGGATGTGGCGGCCTACAAGGCTGCCAAAAAAGAATGGCTTCAAGCGTTTCTTGAGGCCGGACTGCGCAGCCTGGATCAGTTGCAGTTCGGTCTGATGGGCGCTCGTCAGTCAGGTCGGGACTTCGTGCCTGCACCTGGTGTGTTTATCGCTTGGTGCACGCCGACTGCCGAGATGCTTGGCCTGCCAACGCTTTCTGCGGCGCATCGCGAAGCGTGCCGCAATGCCCATCCCTGCATGGCCGGCCGTGCGCGATGGAGCCACGACGCGGTTTGGCATACCGCGAAAGAGTGTGGTTTTGAAAGCCTAAACAAGCTTGAGGAATCGCTCAGCCTCAAACTGTTCGAGCGCAATTACACCATCACAGTTCGGCGCCTGATCGAGGGCCTGCCATTGCAGAAGATGCCTTTGGCGCTGCCTGAGAGAGCTGAAGGGCGCCGCACGCCGGAGATCGGCAACAGAGCGCTTGCCGAGATGCGTGCCATGCGATCAGGAGCAGCCCGTCATGCCTGATCGCCGCCTGGCTCTTCCTGAGATCGATACCTACCGTTGGGCAGTGTTCTGCTGCTCGTTCAAGGTCGATTTGAGCTCCCCGCCTGATCACGCGTTGGCTTTATTCGCCGACCAGGCCATGGCCAAGCGTTATGGCTCGTGGATGTGGCCTGGGACTTACGAAGTCGTCGACGTCGTCACGGGGAAACCTGCATGCGAGTGAGTTCGAAGAAACTCCGCGCCTCGGCCAACAGCCAAGAATGCACCGTCCGGATGCCAGGCATCTGCAATCACAATCCAGAAACAACCGTTCTCGCGCATCTGCCGTGCGGGCAGAAAGGCATGGGCATGAAGGGCTTCGACACCGTTGCCGTTTACGCCTGCAGTTCCTGCCATGACGTTATCGACGGCCGCGCCGCTGGTGAAATCGACTGGCAGGACATGCCGCGTGCAATTGCCGAAACCCACGAAGGCCTGATCCGGGCCGGAATCCTCACCGTAAAGGGGTCTGCATGATCGACATGACGCTACCGTGGCCGCCGAAAGAGCTCAGCCCTAACGCGCGCGTGCACTGGCGGCAAAAACACAAGCACGCGAAAGCCTACCGCCGCACTTGTGGCCTGATCGCGCTGGCGCTCGTTGCACCGCGCCTCACTGGAAAGAAATACTTCTGGGTGACCTTCTGCCCGCCGAATCGCCGCTCTTACGACGATGACAACCTGCTGGCCCGCTTCAAGGCTGGCCGGGATGGCATCGCCGACGGCCTGGGCATCGACGACAAGAACTTCGTAACCACGATCAACGTCGGCGAACCGGTACCGGGTGGCGCTGTGCGCGTGCACATCCGGGATTATCCAATCGAGCCGGAGCCGAATACGCCATGACCCAGACAGTGACCACTTCATTCACCGATGCGGAGATCCGTCGCCAGGCCGGCAATACCGGCGTGCGCGACCTGCGCGATGCTCGATACCCGGGAGTGTACTTCCGCTTCCATCGAAACCGCGATCGCGGCACTTGGTACCTGGTTTCGGGCGGCAAGTGGGACAAGATCGCCGCGTTTCCTCAACTGCCGGCGAAGGGTTTGATCGTCGCATTGCCGAAGATCCGCGAGCGCTTGGCCGCCGACCCCAAAGCATCAGCCGCCGCCGGCACGTTGCAGACTGTGGGCGAACTGCTGGATTGGTTCACCGCCCGCCAGGCGGTTGACCGAAGCCTGTCGGCCAAGCGCCGCTCCACCAACACTTCGATCATCTCGTGCCATCTGAGGCCACGGCTTGCCGATATCGCCGTGGAGGACGTCGACCGTTCCACCCTCGACAAGCTGGTGATGTGGCCGATGCAGGCTGAAATGTCCCTGTCCTACGTCCGTCTTATGTGGGGAGTGCTGGTGGTCGCGTTCCGCCAGGCCGAGAAGCTGCGCCTGATCACCACCAACCCCATAGCCGGGTTCAAGTTCACTGACTTCACCAAGGCCCGAATCCAGCCCAAGCCGTCACGGTTGCGTGCCGTGCAGCTCGAGGACGTGATTGGTGAACTAGCCGCCGGCTTCGACCAGCACCCACAGGACTGCATGCTGGCCCTGATGATGCTGTGCCACGGCACTCGCGCCGGCGAGAGCAGACAAGCGCAGTGGTCCCACTTCACCCTTGGTGAGCAGGGCGAGTGGTTCATTCCCACCGAGAACACCAAGACCCGCTGCGAGCATCACTTGCCGCTGACCCACCAGGTGTGCGCGCTGCTGGAGCGGTACCGGAACTCGCAGTCAGCCAAAGGCTACAAGGGCACCTACGTGTTCCCGGCGCGGGGCCGTGGGCCGATCAGTGACAGCCAGGCGTGCGCAGTGTTCACCAGGTTGGGCAAGGGTGAGTGGACGAGCCACGACCTGCGCAAGGTGGCCCGAACCGGGTGGACAGACCTGGGCGTCGACTTCCTCATTGGCGAGATGCTGGTGAACCACACGCTGACTCGCAACGTGCAGACCTACATCCACACCTCGGCCGAACTGCTCAAACGCGAGGCATTGGTGAAGTGGCACGGCTGGTTAGACGGGAAGGGTTTCAACCTCATTCACCGCTCGACCATGACTAGAAACGGAAATTCGCACAATGACGCCGAGGCCTTGACTGGCGCGGCCTCTAGCCAAATCCAGAAACCATAAAAGGCGAGGTTTAAAAATGATGATTTTGCTCGAAAGGCACACCGGCCTCGCCGTGAATCCCGCCGATGTCAGTTCGGTGGTGATCCGCAGTTCGAACGGCTGGCAGGTGCTCGACGTGAAGATGTCGACGGGTGACCGGCACCTGGTCAGGCACACCGCCCATTGTTCGGACGGTGACGACATCTACGCGCTGCACAAGCAGCTGCTGGAGTCCAAATGAAGAAGTTCCACGGCCCAGCATTCCGCGCCGCCCAGCTCGACCTGGCCATGTGCCCTGCATGCCGTGGCAAGGCGGTGATCAAAGGAGTCTTCCATGAGCTGGCCTGCGTGCAGTGCAACGCCTCGGGCTGGGTCACTGCCGAAACCGGCGAAGCGCTGCCGCTGGAGGTGCTGGTGACGCAGCTGAGCATCCGGCTCCAGGTCGCAGACCGTCAGATTGAACAATTGAAGCGGCCCGCGCTGATGAAAGGCCCGGCCGCCCAGTACGACGAGAACAACCGGCGTGGCCCAGGCGCCACCAACTTCACAGGGGATTGATCCATGGCTATGTACAAAGACGTGATGGGCACCCTGGTGCGGGTGCTGGCAGCGGACAACATCGACAACAGCACCAAGCAGTCCTGGCAGAAGCTGATCGACGCCGATCTGCGTCAGGGTGGCACGGGCAGCACCCTGTCAGTGCGTGACAAGTTCGATTACGACTGCTGCCTCTACGCGCTGCTGCACCGTCAACTCGATCCTGCTCAGTGGGATGTGCTGGTGGCCAAGTACTCCACCCACAAGGCCAACAAGGTCGGCGCCATTGGCCGCCTGGTCGCTCGCATGGTTTCCCCGGCGCCTCAACTGTTCATCTATAAGGCCCTGACTGCCTGGGCCATACCGAAGCTGAAGGGTGTGCAGATTGGCAAGCGCTCCACCGACATGATCGTGCTGCCTGCCGAGTTCTACGACATGAACACCTGGGATCTGGCTGGCTCCCCGGAGCGCACGCGCCGAAACTGGCGAGGCGGAATCTACAAGCGTTTGGAGAAGCTAGAAGAGCAGGCCGTGATCCACGCGACCGAGATATTCGACAGTGAGCAAATCTTTGTAGATGCCGCTTGACCAGTTGGCCGACTGGCCGTAAATTAACCCCATCATGTCGATCTTGCGCGTTATGAGAGACGACGAATAAAGCCCAGCCACTCGCTGGGCTTTTTGCTTCCTGAACTTCATTGAGCCTCGGCATTTGCCGGGGCTTTTTCGTTTTCGGCTCCACCACACCCGTTGCTATGGCTGGGAGTGCTGCTGGGGCCGGATTTATCAATCTCCCCGAGAGGGAGGAAATTCGGATGCCACCCATGCCAGACAAGCCAGACACGTGGGCCCAGATCTGGCTGGCCCTCTCGAACCCGCTATGGCAGGGCGCAATCATGGCCGTCACGATTACTCTTCTTCGGGTGTTGTACGAAGCGAAAGAGCCAAACAAGTGGCGGATCATCTTGGAGGCGCTGATTTGTGGCGCCCTCAGCCTGTCTGCCAGCAGCATTATCGAGTGGATGACCTGGCCGCCGAGCTTGTCCGTTGCTGCTGGTGGTGCCATTGGCTTCATCGGCGTAACGGCGATCAGGGACATGATCATCCGATTCTTGGGCAGAAAGGCGGACTCGGCATGAAGGCGTTCGCTGCGGCAATCATCATCGCCCTGGTGGGCCTTCTGCTGGTCGGCATTCAGCAGCTGCGGGTCGATGATCTTCGCGAAGAGAAGCTCGTCGAGACCCAGGCCAAGGATGAAGCCATCAAGGCCAACACCGAGAGCCAGGCCACTATCACCACGCTGCGCGATGAAGCAAAGCGCAATGCCGAATACCAGGCCGATCTGGCAAAGCGCCTCAAGGCCAGCCAGGACAAAGCGAAAAAGGCGGA